AAGCGCGTAAGCTGCTGCGCGTGGCCCGCCGTCGTCTTGCGAATCTGCGACACTACGCCGTCGTTTTCGCCAAGCGTAGAGCGCAGTTCGACCAGTTGGTGCGCGTAGTCAAGCGACGCGGTTTCAAGCGTCTTAACCGCCGACGCTGTGGCACCCGCTACGACTTCCACCGACGACAAGCGCGTTGCGTGGTCTGACGTCGTTTCGGCCAAGTCGGTAACGGTTGACGCTGTGCTGCCCACACGGGTTGACAGCTCCGTCAGTGACTGCGCGGTGTCGCCGGTCGTTTCCTGCAGCGTCGTAATTGACGACGCATGCTGCCCGACCGTGGTACTGATCGTATCCAGGCGCGTAGCCTGTCCCGCCGTCGTCTGCTGCAGCTGTGTAATCGCGGACGCGCTGCCGCTCGCCGTTGACTCTACCGCTGTGAGGCGCGTGGCCTGTCCGTCAATCGTGGTTTCGACCGTCGATACGCGGCTAGACAGGTCGCCAAGCACCTCGCCGATAGACGCGTAGTTGCCGACAAGCTCCCAATACGCGGTATTTGTTGGTACATTTCCGGTCGTGGCCTGGACAGCCCGGTAAATCTTCGATTGCTGCGTTGCTGGATCGGTGTATGTGACAAGCTCGCCTGCGGGGTACGCCTTTATAGGCGAATACGCCGTGATCCCGAGGATTTCGGCAACCTGCGCGTTCAGTGCGTCGATACGCGCGCCAAGCTGGGTACGCGCAAGCGCGACAGCCGCAAGGCGTTCTTGTGTCTCTGTCGTCAGCCCTTGTGCGACAGCGTTGTATTGCGCAATGCGTTCCTGTGTTTCTTTCAGCAGCGCTGCGATTCGGCGAGCTTCCAGCTCTGCAAGCGACGCCTGCGCGCGCTGTTCCACGTCGCCGATTTCATCGCCCCACAATTCCAGGTTCCAGGCGAGCTGTTGCAGCTCCTGCACCCGCTCTGCTGACTCCTGTTCGATGCGCGCGCCTAGCGCCGCCGTTTCTTCCATGCGCGCCCGCGCTTCGGCGGCGAGGCGCGCGGCGACCGACCCCGGCGTAGTGGCGTCAGCCGTGATAAGGTCGATTTCCTGCCCAAGCTCCTGCACAAGCTGATCGCGCCCGACTTTCCCCGCCAGGATACCCAAGTAGTAGTCGACAGAAAGCCGCGTGATCGTGTAATCGGCGCTGCGCTGTTCGTCGCCGTTCGTGAGCGTGGCGCGCACCGTCACACGCGGCGTCTGAACGCTCCCCGCAGCAATCGTGCGTGTGTTGCCCGTGCCGGTAAGCGTCGCCGTACCTTCGACAACCTGCCACGTCAGCGTACCGGGCGCGCCTGCTGTGACAGCGCGCAGCGTAATGGACGCAGGCGTGACGCCGCTAGCGAGGTCGACAAACGCGCGGTCTGACGCTTCAACACGAAAGCCTACCGCGTCGCTTATTGCACCGGGTAAGCCGTCGATATCGCCTACAGGCGTGGTTACTTTAATGAACCGTTCAAGCGCTGCTTGAAGCAGCTTATCTCGCGCGTTTTGAATCGTTGCCATTAGGCGATCACCTGCACTGAAACACGGCCCGAAGCGTAGTTAGTGTCGAGTCCTATCACTTGTGCAAGTTTACCCGCTTGGAAGCCGTGCCGGTGCGTAGTGATACGCACAAGTTGACCGAGTGACAGCGCGAAAAGGCGCGGCGTTCCTTCGAACGTATACGGCGTCGGGTTCGTCGTGCGAAACGCCAAGCGGCGTGCCGCTTCTGTTTCCGCGTCTGCCGTAGCTTGCAGCGCGGTATCTTCCTGTTCCGGGTCGACGTACCGTTTGTACGTGTCCGCGAACGCCGTGTTTGTGCGCGTCACCGTAAGCCATTCTTTAGCAAACAGTTCCTTGTGGGCATCCAGAATGCCGGAATACAGCGTGTCCTGTACTGTGTAGTTCTTCGCGTACCCAAGCTTGACGCCAGCGGGGAATTTCGGCCCGACGCCGCGCGTAAGCTTGCCGTCTAGGAAAATGTCGTTGTCGTCTATTGCGAACGGCGTTTGCCCCGCTGTGTCACCGACGCGCACAAGTCGCAGCTTGCCAAGGCGCGTACACGTGAGCGTGTACCCGATGCTTTCCGCAAGGTATTGACAGATTGACCAGACGTTTTCACGTTCATAGAGTGCGATGCCCACAGCTGCAGGCGCTGCGGCTTTGACTGCGGCAAAATTCGCCGTGTCGATATCCGATGTGGCAAGCCGGGTCTTCACGTCGCCAAACTGCGTAACGATACGCAGGATGACATCCGGCACCGTGAAGACGTACCCGCCTACAGCGTCGCCTTGCACGCTTAGCGTAAGCTGCTGCGACAAGCGGTTACGCAGTGTCAGCGTACCGGCGCTAAGCTGCACGTCTACCGTGATCGGCACGCCGTCGTCGCGCGCTTCAATGACGCGTTCGCATGCACGCCCGCTGTACTGGTACTTCCCGGCTACTTCGTCAATAAGGCGCGGCTGCACGTTATGCACCTCGCCGAAAATGTACGGCATTACGTCGTCGTCGGCGATGCCATTGCCGGGGAGCTTGTCCACAGTAAACGGCGTGTCGATCCGCTTTTGCATGTCAGCCACCGTCACCACTAGGGAACGGTTGGCAGACGCCGTTTCCAGCGATTCGACCACGCCGCGCACGACTACGCGAAAGTCAGCGGACGGCCACCGCAAGTCACCGTACCGGATTTCAACCGGCGCGGTGTCCCATACGTCGGACAGCCACGCGTCGAGTTCGGCGTCGTCGTTCGCAATTTCCAAGCTACCCATAGAGAACGACGGCGAGCCGCCAAGCGGCAAGCGCTCCGAAAACCCGACGCTGCCGGTAATGCGTGGCTCGTAGTCTTCAAACGCCCTGTTGCTCAGCTTGCGCACGACAGCGGCACCTGCCGTCGTGCGCGCTGTCACGTCGATAAGTACGCACGGCATCCGGTTCGTGCTGTCTAGCCATGCGGTGTACTCCGCGTCTGTCATGCTGCAACCCTTTGTTGTTTCTCGCGTATACGGTCAATGTACCCGGTGTTCTTTTCGCGCGCTTCTGCCGCTTCGTTTACTCGGTTAGCATTCTCGCGGCTCGCCTCAAACTGCGCGCGCACCAGCACCTCTATATGTTCCCGCATTTCAGAGCGTAGCTGTTCAATGCTGGATTGAACGTCGTACATTGCTTCGATATCCTTACCGGCGAAGCGGTTTTCGTTCGACGCGCTGCGCGCCAACCAATCGAAGCTAGCCGCCTGCGCAGAAGTCAGCACCCGTTCGCCCGCGTGGGCAGTCATTTGGTAGCCGTCGTATGGCACGTTCCAAAGGCCGGTTGCGTGTGAATTAACACTGCGGTACTCGTCGCTGTCTTTGAAGCCTGCTAGCGCCTGCGCAAGTCCTATCTGCTCGATGCGCTTTGCCCAGTACGCTATTTCGTTCTCTGCGGCTTGGCGTTTCATGTGCGTTTGATACCACTCCGCAGCGATGCCGTAATTAAAGCTTTGCTTTACGTCGTCTTGCGGACGTGTGGCTAGCTGATCCTTCCAGTAGTCCGCGCCGCCCTTGTCGGCAGGACGTCCGCTTTGGTCGTACCACTCGTTCACGATTTTGTTTGCTGCAGCGTCCCATATCGGCTGCAGCTCGGCTGCGATGCCAGCGGGCAGCGACTGCAGCAGCGCGGCTACGTCGTGCAAGCGCCCGGTATCAATCCCCATCGTAATAAGCTGCGTTGTGTGGCGTTGCAGCTCTGCCTGTTGCTGCGCGATCTGCTGCTCAGTCTTGCTCGCTGCACCCTGCAGGATGGAGCGCAGCTGTTCAAGCTGCTGCAGCTGCTCATTCGACACGGACAGCTGGCGCTCGGCTTCCGTCTGCGTTTGGTCTGCCAAGCCGTTAAGCTCTGACGTAACCGTGTCAAAGATTTGGCGGTACATATCAGAGCTGGCGTAAAACTGCCGGGCAAGCTCTAGGTACGTCGTAGACGCCCCGGAAAGCTGCGCCATCGCGTCTTGATCGCCAGCTTGCGACGCTGCGAGCAGTTCGGCGTACCGATCCTGCGCGCTCGCCATGCGCTCGGCAAGATTGCCCGGCGCAAGGTCTGACGTTTGCAGCCCTGCGACGTACTGCCGCAACGACTTGCTGAAGTTCAGCAGCGTGTTGGCTGCGGCTTGCTGCTCGGTGTACTGCTGCATGATGAGCGCGTGCAGGTCGCCTGCAATCGTTACCTGCTGCTCGGTGCTGGCCGTGGCTATGGATGCCCACAGGCGCTGTGTCTGCGCGGCCCGCCATGCCTGATCCCCGACGCCGCCCAGGCTCCCGGCGATGCTGTCGAGCAACCCGCCAATCGTGCCGCGCAGGGCCGTCAAGCGCGTGACGTTGGCCCCGATCCCCGAGGTAAGGGCGTGCTGCGCGTCGAACGCTTCATTCGCCAGGGCCAGCGTATCGACTGTCTCTACTACCGTGGCGTTCAGCCGCGCCAAACCGTCGGTAAGGTCTGCGAAGCTGCCCGCAGACGCCATGAGCACGGTGTAGGCGCGCTGGCCTTCCTCGGTCAGCAAGTCCAGCGCTTCGACAGCTGCGCGGTACGCTTCGTTTGTCGTGGGCAGGGCGATGTTCACGCTGCCCAGTGTCCTCGCAAGCTGTTCCTGCAAGTGGTCGAGTTGTTCTTGCTCGCTGTAAAAGCGTTCGAAGTACGTTTGCTGGCTCGTCATGAGCGCGTCGACCCCGCCCGCGAACTCGATAAGCGCGGCTGTCGCTTCAAACGTCAGGTCGCGCACGTTCGGGAACGGCAGTGTGTCGAGCGTGTCTGACAGCGCGTTGACCTCGGCAATGATTGTCGAGATTAACCCGACCATTTCTTGCGCCTGCTCCTGCGTCAGCGCTTCTGCGTCGACGCCGCCGATAATCGCTTGGATCATGCGCGGCATTTCGTCGGCTTTCGCTTGGAACGCCTGGATAGCGCTCTGGTACAGGTCAGTAATAAAGTTTTCTACCGCTTCCTGTCCATCCGGCGACGTGGTGCTGTGCTTTTCGTACAGCGTCCCCTTGTAGTTGCTCCCGGTGCCCGCTTCGCCGAAAATCTCGCCCGTGGACAACCGCCCACCGGACATAACGCCGCCGCGCCCCTTTTCCGACGTTTCCCAGCCGCCCCAAAAGCCATCTACGCGCGTAGCGTTGCCCAGGCCCGCAAACACGCCGTTTACCGCGTCGACGGTCGAGTTGATCGCATCTTTTACCGCGCCGTCGTCGCCGCTTCCGCCGCTCGGCCCTTCAAGGAAGTACGTCCCCGGCCCGGCAACGCCGGTCGTGGTGCCGCGCCGGTTGTTCGTCAGCGAGTTGCCCGACGTGTAGCCGTACTGTCCGCCGTTGCGCGTTTCGCCCTGTGTCATGCTGCTGATAAGGGCGTACGCGGCGATGGCAAGGCCGATGTACGGTAGCGCCGTGGCGACGGCTCCAATGGCGGAACCGGCAGCAGAACCAGCCGTAGCCCACCCGCCGTTCCCGGCAATGAGCGCCCCGAGTGCGTCACCACCGGCAGCGCCCACAAGGTTTGCACCTGCCAACGACCCGGCAGACGCGCCGAAGCTGGCCCCCGTAAGCGCCTGCACGCCGGTTCCCAGGCTCCCGAGGTTGTTCATCCACCCGCCACTCTGCCCGCCGCCTGTAATGCTGCTCAGCAGCCCACCGCCGCCGCCGCCTTGCTGCTGGCCTTGCCCGTTCACGCCGACAAGGTTTGCCACAATGTTTAGCATCATGGGTTTGGCGAACGCGTCGTACAGGTACGCAATGATGCTGTTTTTGGCGTTCTTCGCCCAATCGTCTATCGAATCGGTGCCGCCCTGCAGGAAGCCCAACAGCGCATCGTTTGCTGATTCGAACGCGCCGGTAAACGCGTCTTCGACAAGCGTAGCGCTGTCGCTGAATGACTGCTGTTGCTTCAAAATCGCGCGCTCTACTCCGCTTGCTGCATCGGTATTCGATTCCAGCAGCGCTATGCGCGTATTTCGCAATTCGTTGTTGTATTCACGCGCACTGATTTTGCCGTCGTCGTGCAGGCGTTTAAGCGCTTCAGTTTGCCGGTTGTAATCGTTAAGCGGCCCGTTCAGCGCGTCCAGTATCGCTACTTCGTCTTGCAGCTCCTGATTGCGGGAAATGATCGAATCAATGAGCGCTTTGTTTTCTTCGGACATTTCGCCAGATAGCGTAGCTTCAAGCTGCTGAATAGCGATAAGGCGCTCGCGTTCCTGCACGTTTTCAACGAGCAGTGCGGTTTGCTCGTTGTACAACTCGTTTGTTGCGTCGGCAACCTTCGTAGCGTCTTTTTCAAGCGTCAACTGGTCGACCATCGCGCGTACCTGCGAGCGCTCGCTATCGGTAAGCTCCCGGCGTAGCTTGTTCTCTATTTGGTACATGCGCTGCAGCGGTTCGCGCTCGGACTTCAACGAGCGCACCACGTCAATCTCTCGTTGCAGCTCTGCTATCTCGCTGGCGAAGGTCGCAGGCTTGCGTTTGTTCTTGTTTTTGTCGTTGTCAAACTGCGGGGGAATGAGCGTGTTATTGCCGCCCAAGCCTGACAGGTCAGCGTTCGCGGTTGACCGGCGCAACAGCTCGTCCCGGTACGCTTCGTCAAACGCGCCCGCAGCTTGCTCGCCTGCTGACGAAAAGCCGGTCGTGTCGACGACCCATTGCACCATGTCGCCAAGCGCGCTAAGCCAGCCGATGACCCGGTTTATAAAGATTTCAAAGTCTTTAACGACAAAATCGAATACCGCGCGGAACGCTTCGCCGATCCCCGACGCAAGCCCGCCAAACAGCGCTTTAATATAGGCGACACTTCCGGCCCAGGCCGCTACCATCCGATCAATGGCGGTTACGCTACGGCCCATCGTGGCTAGCAGCTCGTCCATTTCCTTGTCAGCCGTGGCGAAGCTGTACACCAGCGATGCGATAACGCCGACCAGAAGCGACACAGCCACTGTCACCGTGCCCAGGGCAGCAGCCAGGGTGCCCACAAGGGCTATTGCGGCCCGAATGGTGGCACCCGCGAACAGCGGCGCAAACACGATAGCCAGACGGATAGTCGCGTCTGTCACCTCGTCTATATTGTCGGCAAGCTTGACCATGAGCGCAGCGAACCCGGCAGACAGGCCGTACGCTTGGTCAACCTGCCCGTAGTACACCGTAATCGCGTTTTTCAGCACCCGGAAGCCGTCTTGCGACGACGCGGCCATGTTCGTGATTTCCTGCTGCAGCTCGGGGAGCGACGTCAGCAGCCCTTTGATAACCTTGTCTATGGCGATGCCGCCATTCGTTGCCATGTTGGCGAGTTGAATATTCGTCACACCGATGGACTTTGCCACCGCGTCAGCGATGCGCCCGCCAGCCGTGTTTACGGTGTTCCACTCTTCGCCGCGCAGCGTGCCCTGCGCAATCGCTTTGTTAAGCGCGTCTTGAATACGTATGCGCTTTTCGTCGCTTGCACCGGACACGATAGCGCCGGATATGACCGCTTCCTGCAGGTCAATCTGTTGGCGCAGGCTCAGCCCCAATTCTTTAAGCGTGCGGTTTGAGTTTGCGAAGCTGTCAGCGAGGTCTGTGTAGCTGCTGTACGTGGTAGCGGCTACGCGCTGCAGCTCCTGCTGTACGGCGCGAAAGTCGCGCGCGTTTTGCGTAACGATCATCAGGCGCTCGGACACTTGCCCGTACGCGTCAATCATTTGGCGTATTTCGTTAAGACCGGCAGCAGCCGCGAACCCGGCAAGCACGCCAAGTAAGCTTTTAATCGCGTCTTGCGCTCCGTTTGCCGACTTTCCTATGTCGTCAATATTGCGGCGTACAGTGCGCGTGCCGTTTTCGCTTACTTCGATGTGTACTTGCTCGCGGATTGCCATAAAATACGCCGCCTAAAATGTCGGTTTCTTTGTCTTTCGGATGCCTACAAGCATAGCATTTTCGACATAGCCAGCTGGCGCTTGCTTTGACGATCCGTTTGCTAGCTTTTCGCTATAAGGCACGTTATTCGTTAAGTACATGGCGACTTCTGTTTCGTCTTGTACTGCCATGTTTTCGGCCACTTGCTTCGCGCTTAATGCCGACCAGTACGCGCGTTCTTCCGCTTCGGACATGGTGCCCACAGGTAGCGGCTGCTCTGTTCCTGTGGGCATACGGTTTGTCAGTATCCAATTAGCGCGCGCACGCCCCGATTTGACAGGCGTTTGCTTGACAAGCTCGCCTTCGATTGCGAGAACAATGCGGCGTTTGTACGCGGACACCCCGACGCCAACCCGCTTTGACACGCTGCCCAGGCGCGTAGCCAGCCCGCCAAAATTCTTATTCGTCGCCATCGGTTCTCCCGCGCCCGGTTCGCTTGCCTCTGCGCTTAGCCGCTTCCGCGTCTTTGCGCTCTTTGGCCTTGCGGTTGTTGTACTTCAAGTACGCCACGTCGAGCGCGCGTATATAAAAGTGCATGTCTTCGCGCGTGTCGTCGTCGTACCGTTTTCTATCGCAATATTCGTCTATCGCCATCCAGGGTATTCGCCCTAGCTGCATTCCTGCTGGCCTGCACGTATCTAAATCAAAAAACGCGCCAAAGAACATACCTAAGTCGAAGCGTAGTTCTGGCGCGTTTTCAATTGCAGCGGGTAACGGTCGTCTTGCGCGTGTCGCCTGTTGTATCAATCGCTTTTCAATTGGCCCGACCGTTAGGTAGTAGTTTAGATACGCTGTCAGTTTCCCGCTTCATCTTCCTGCACTTGTGCGCGGAAAAGCGCAGCGGTGCGTGATTCTTCGAGCATGCTGTTATAAAAGTCCGGTAGCGCGATGCAGGTTTGCTCCACGTTTTCAGCGTTGAACGGCAAGATGTTTTCCCGGTCGTTGTCTAGGCTGATACCCTGCACCCATTCCGGTTTTTGTTCTGTGCCAACGTTGGTTTCCCAATTGCGCACAACAGCAGCGGCAAACGCCTTGCGCTGGATTTCCTGTACCTTTGCGTCAGACAGCATACCTGCCTGCGCAAGCTTGGCGTACGGCTTGCCCAAGCGGCGCAGTTCTTTGTTGTACTGCTCGTTCGCGCCACCGGCACGCGCAAGCGTTACGCGGCATACGCCGTAGTCAACAACGACACCCGACGTTTCTAGGGTGTTGTCAGTCTGGAACATTTGAGACAGCGATTTCATTGCGGTACTTCCTTGTATGTGGGGGCTAATACAGGATCAGGCGTTAAGCAGTTGCGCGCATCGGCAAGTAATCGAAGAATTGCAAGCCTAGCGTATAGTTTAGCGCGGAATCAATCTTAGCGCCGGAACCAGCTTCAAGCGAAACAGGCAGCATAATAGGCTCGTCTTTTGTGACGTTAATCCGACCGTCGCCAAGCGACAACAGCGGAATGTCGAAAATGACGCCTTTGTTATCCAGTACTAGCGCCATGTCAAACGACACGTCTGCGTTTCGTTCGATGGCGCGCACTGCGGCAATGTCGGAAAAGTACGCGGTAACGTTGCCGGTTACTACGAAGTCGCCAGCGGTTGCGTCAAACGCACCCATTACGCCGATGGCCTTGTTGCGCGTAACACCGTTGGAAATACCGATGCTCACGTCTGTAGCGTAGCCAAACAGCGGCGACGGCGACGCGTCGCCAGGGTTCAGAATCGTTAGATTCATCGCCACTACGTCAGAAGTCGTGTTGTACACGTCTTCGTCAATAAGCGCAGGCCGCGCGCCCTCTTTCGGCCCTTCAGCCTGCGTGCGTGTTTCGTATCCGGTGCCGACGTACGACAGGTCAGCCGTGATCTTGTCTTCCTCGGTAAGCGAAACGTTAAACTCGTTTGGCACGGCTCCGGTAATGTACTCGTATTGCCCAGGCTCCAAGCCATCCAAGCTGCCGAGCGCGCGTTCAAGCTGATACGTGCGGCGTTTGATAAGGTTGCCCGTTTCGTTACGCAAGTGGTGCCCGGTGTAGATGTGCAGTGACGCTACTTCACCCTCGGCTTTCATTACGCCGTGCGACTTGTCAAAAACCAATTCGTCAGCACGCACACTGCGCACGCGTTTAAAGCCGTTATTCATCGCATCGGCGAAGTACGTGCCAGCCGCGTCACCGCCTACGCAAACCCATTCGCCCGGCACCAGCCCCAGGGTTGTGAAGTCGAACGACTCCGACACAAGGCGCGGGTATCCACCTGCAGGGGTAACAACGCTCACGGCACCGGCCACGGCCCCCACCACGGACACCGCCGCGCCTGCAGGTGGATTCGGTTCTGCGACAAGCGTACCGGACACCGACACGACGCCTGCAGCGTTGGTCGTCACCGTGCGCAAGCCGCGATTTGATGTTGCAGCAAAGCCAGACAGCGCGACTAGGCTACCCACAGGGATCGCGTCCCCGTTGACCAGCGTTACGCCGCTCGGAGTCACTTCCGACGCCCTGGACACGCCCTTTACGCGCAGGTCAGCGAACATGAAACCTTGCAGGTCTTCACGCAGCGCCGATGCGGTCAAGTCAGCGTTAAACGCTGCGTCAGAGTCCAGCCCTACGATTTTGCCCTTGCGGCGCTGGCGTCCACGGCTGATAGGCGCGCGCGTGATGCGGTTAAACGTCGCGCCGAAGCTGCCGTAGCTGTTCGGGTCGCGCGGCACCCATACGGGCGCGTCGCCAAGTTCGCGCAAGCATTCTTCCTCGGCAATCCGAAGCTCGGTTACGTTGGAGTCGATTTTTTCGTTGATGCAATCAGCCATAGCCGTATCACCCTAAAGTGTCATATTCAAAAAAGGCACGCGCGTTTACGTTGTACCAGTTGTTATCTTTCCCTACGTCACGCAACCCGGCACTGCGAAAGATTATACCGACGCGGGCACGACGTAGCGCAGCCACTACGGTTTCTGCCATCGCTGTAGCGTCCGCTTGGCCCTGCTCGTTTGCAGGCGCGCCAAAGCACTGAACAAACAGCGTGCCGTCGTTCGTGTATTTCCTGCGGTTGCCCACACGGAGCGCTGGCGACACGGCGCGTTGTCCACCGCTGGAATGCTGCACTGTGACGCGTACGAACGGCACATCTGGTGCGGGCGGCCCTTCCTGCGCGTTGCCTTCGTAGACTATATGCAGGCCAGGGTAAGCTTTAAGCGCAGCAGCCACCACGTCATACATCGCGTATCGCGCGTCTTGCGCGCTTGCCATCGTCATGACGTGAATTCCACCGTGTACAAGATGCTTTCACCGTTCGGGCACAGGTGCGTAATGCGTCCTATCGACTTGCGTTGCCCGCTTTTCCGCATGACGGTGTACAGCGTGTCGGGCACGAAGTCGACGCGGCCCATAAGCCCCTTGTCCGTAAACGTCGGCACCTCGCCGTTGGTCAGGCCACCCATTACGGTCTTGACCGGGAAAAACACCATATGCGCGAAGTGTTCAACCGTGACCGTCTGCCCAGGGCGACCCGGCAGCGGGTTTGGCGTCATTTCCTCTTTCGTCCACGTCACAAGCTCGCCGCTTTCGCGTATGGCTTCTAGTGCCCCTTGCGCGTCGTCTTCGAATACCGCCATGTCATGCCCGCACTATCGTAAATTGACCGGACGGCACGCCGTCGTACGCGTCATACAGCAGCGGCGCTAGCAGCGCGTCAATCGCTGTGAAAACGGGCATGGCGTCGCCGATGGCGGTAGGTATGGCGAATTCGGTTTCTAGTACGTCCGTCTTGCGGCGCTTTACCAGCTTGCGCGGGTCAATCGTGGGTAGCAGGTCGACGCCGCGCGCGGACTCCACAGCGGCCCGCAGTTGCGCTTGAACAAGGATCGCGGGGATTGCGTCGTCGGCGTACGGGTACGTGCCCAGGTGCTCTGCTTTGCGCGGGAACGGCAGGTGTTGCCCGGCCCTTGTGGGCATCCCGGCGTACTGCTTCGTAAGCAGGTAATCCATCGCGTTCAGCAACGCGGCTTCCTTCGCGCCTTCGTCCATTTCTGGTAGCACAATTCGCCGCGCGCTTACGAACGCGTCGAAGTCTGCCACGCTTGCGTAAGACGTGGCACCAGCAACGCCGCTTCCATCCTCAATTACCAGTGCCACGTTTTATCCTTACTTTTCGTCGGTTGCTTTCCAGCCCTTGCCGCCGCCGTTTCCGGCCTTCGCGGTTTCAGGCTTAGACGCCGCTACGTTTTCTGTCGTGGCAGACGTGGTGCGCGCCGACTCGGCTACGTTAACGTCACGCGGGTTTTCGAGCGCGTGCGTATGCGAAGCAATTTCTTCCTTCGTGTAATTCACGCTGCTTTGCTCCATTTGTTCTTTGCGGCGTGCGGCGCGTTCTTTCTGACGGGTGCGAAGGTCTTTCATGCTGGATACTCCGATATGAGATAAAGAAACGCGGCCCGAAAGCCGCGCAGCATTGCTTATGCGCGTGAGCGCAGGAAAGCAAGCGGAACCTGTTTGCGGTCGACCACCCGACGCCAGCGGTTTGCGTTCTGCAAGTCGGCCACGGTAGGCGAAAATTCGGTCAGCGCCGGGTCGCCCGCTTCGCCGGTAGGCTCCAGCCAGCTGTAACCGTTCGGGTGCAGCAGCCACGTCTTGCGTACCCACAGCTCCTCACCGCCGCCACCGTTACCGCTGCGGGGGGTGCTGTCGACCTCTACCGGCAGCTGCGGCGTACCTTCGCCCTCGGCGATGGCCGTACCCTCCGCACCGCCAAAGCCGAACGCGCCACCGCCAAGCAGAATCGACGTGTACACCCGGTCAGCGCCCGTGCCGGTCGACGGCGTGTTGTCGTCTACCACGACGCGCAGCCCCTTGTAGTACTCCAGCGTCAGGCCGGTGTCACTTTCGCGCACGTATTCAATTTCGTTGCGCTTCAACGCAGCGGTACGGATTGCGGAGTGCATAAGGATTGCGCGGAAATTCGAAGCGTCGCCGGAAGTCTGCGAAGCGTCGATTACAGCGTGATTCGTAAAGCGGCCCGCGTCGCCTTCCAGCTCCGACACGTCAATTACCATGTCACCGTCGTTCTTTGCGAGGTTCGCGGCCATCACACCGTTAAGCAGCGCGATGATACGGCGCTGCTTGCGGCGTTCAAAGTACGCGTCAGTACGTGCGCGAATGCGCGCCATCGGGTCAGAGCCGGTCAGCTCGGCTACCAGACGCATCGCGGCCCAACCCTGGTTGATGAACGCCTTACGGGTACGCATGATATCTGCGGTAATCCCAAGCGGCGTAGCCATGTCTTCCGGGTCGTCGTTCGAATAGTTTTCTTCGATGCTGGCGTCAAGGTCGTTCCAGAACGGCATGGTTACGGTCAAGCCGCCGTTACGCGCGATGCGGTCGAGCGTAGCCGACGACGCAATGACGCCGGATTGCATGAGCGCGGTAATTTCGGGGGAATTGACGGCTTCGTACGACAGGAAAACGTCGGGTACGATTGCGTCTGATAGACGTACAGTTGCCATAGCAGGGCCTTTACGGGTTGTTTATACGGTTTCGCGTGCGGCTTGTACGGCTCGGTTAAACCCGGCAGGGTCGCGCGCGTACCAGTCGCGTCGCTCGCTTTCGCTCATGTCTTTTAATGTCTTTTTGCCGGCACCGCCGTTGCCGCCACCGTGAGCACCGCTCCCGCTGGCCTTGCTGCCAACAATGATACCAGCAAAATCCGCGTTGTCGATGAACTCACGTTTAAGTTCATCAAGCGTCATAGCTGACAGTTGGCCCGTTGCGTCCAGAACACGCGTTACCGGCGTGTCTGCGTCGAAGTCTGCTTTAAGCCGCGCCTTTATGTGTGGAAGGATCAAGCGCGGTGCAGTAGAGATTTCCTGCGCGATAGCCAAGGCCACGTTGTCGACCTTTTCGCGCTGGATATGGTCTTGCATCTTCTGTATGCGCGCTTCGTACTGCGATTTTGTTTCAGTAAGCTTCTGGTTATAAGAGTTTTCAAGCGCCGTCACATCTCCGCTTTTCTTTGCGCGTTCGCGCTCGCGTTCGGCGTCTGCTTCCTCTTTTTCGCGCTGCAGCTGCTGCGCGCGTGCTTCTGCGGCTTCTGCGCGTTCGATGGCTTTTTGCTTTTCTGTCTTGACGTGCTCGAAAGCGTCATCTTTTTCGAGGTCAAGCACAAAGGCGTCGCCGCTTTCTTTGTAATGTTCCTTCAAGCCATCCGAAAGCGCGGCGTGTTCGTCTTTCGTAATCTTTCGCTTCAAACCCATTTTTATCACCGATAAAAAGTTACGCAGCACCGCTGCACGTTATCGTGTGGATGTCCACAGGGTTTGATTATAGCCCGGCCTTTTCAAACGCATGCGGTTCAAGCTTGCGCATTTGGTCAAGCGTAAGCGGCTCAAAATTGCGTCCGAGGTTCAATTGAGCGAACCGCTCAGCCGATAGCCCGCCTTCGCGGAACAGCTTAGCGCGTGATGGGCCTAATGCGTCGTTCTGAAACGCTTCCGGCTGCGTTTTTAGCCACTCGTAATATGACAAGCTGCCGTCCACTTGCTGCCCGCCTTCGTCGCCTTTGGACGCGCGCTTGCTTCCTGACTCGTCGTCCGTAAGGTCGCTCGGTATCTCTGCGATGATGCGCGATCTGCAGTTAGGATGCAGCGGGGGCATCGGGCCTCGATTAAGTTTGAACACACGTTGGTCAAGCGATTTACACTGCTGCGACGTTTTGTTGTCGAGCGTGCTTATCCAGCGGTAACTATCGAGTATGTCGCTATTCTCGCTGTACACCGACATGGCAGCAGCGTTGCTTACATGCTGTATGGCGGTGCGCGTAATCGTTTCAGCGTCGCGCGCGTACTTGCCTAGCAGGCCGTCGCTGTACCCTGCGGCTTTGGTGCCGCGAAAGGCCCGGATGGTTTCCTGCATCGTCAAACCTTGCGCGTGCGCGCGGCGCATCAGCCCCTCGGCTGCTACCAGCTCTGCCGCCTGCCACCCCTGGATAAACGGTGCCAGCAACTGCCCTGTCGCCTGAATGGGGAACTCACGGGCGAACCTGTACGCCTTCGTCGCCGTCGTCACGCGCAATTTCACGTCGGACACGACAATCGCCGCAAGAATCGCCGTGTTGGCCTCCACCGCCCAGGCCGACAACGCCTGCATGTTTTCGTCCAGGCCATCGGCGTAGGCGCGCAGGTGTACGCCCGCTGCGGCGTCCAGCTCGTTCAGCAGCTTGCGGAACTCTGCGGGCCGCAGGTCGTTCAGGCGCTGCACGTCGTAGTCAGCCAGGAGCGCCGTTATCGCCTTTTGCAGCGTGACAAGGTGCGGCGCAAGCTCTGCGACGACGCCACTTTTCAGCCGTTCTAAGTAAACCTGATTGCGCGTGGCTAGGTTTTGCTGTGCTGTCATGATGCTGGGTCGACGCCGCGTTTATTGCCATCCTGTGGGGAACCGCTTCCAGCTGGCAGCGCGGGCGACGGCGCAAACAGCGCGTTATCGACCTCGCCTTTGTACTCGTCGTCTGTCTGCGTCGCAACGCCGCTATTACGCAGCGAAGTACGCATTTCTGTAAGCGAGATTGCGCCGGATTGCCAGGAGCGTACAACCTCGGCTATTTCTTGCGCTGACAGCTTCGTAAGGTCAAAGTTTGTATTCAGCTTAAACGATATGCCGGTTTCGTTTGCGCCAACAAGCTTTGCGCACCATTCAAGCGCCCATGTCATCGCGGCGCTTACGTTCTTTGCTACGTCTGAAAGAACAGAAGTATCTGCCGCGTTTTCAACTCCAACTTCAAACGCGGTGCGTGTGCCTTGCCTTGGCGTCAGCAGTTTGGCACCGAGCGCCAGCATTTGCGCTTCCTTTATTTCCATGGACTTTAACGCAAGGTTATTATCTTGCGCTTGAAGTAGCTCAGCCCCGCCACCCTGCGGCAACGGAATGCCGGAGCGGCTACCCAGCACGACCTTGCCTTTTAGCACCTTGTCGTACCATTCTTTCGTTATGCCCGACATAACTAGCGTAGGCTGTCCGACAAGAAACGCGCTTTCTTCGAAGTCTGCGCTACTGCGGTAGTGCGCCAAGTTAAGCGACGCGATACCGTGCATGGGCGGTTCGTCCACTTCCGGCGTGTTGTCTTCTGCGCCGAAGAACGTAAACGGAATCTCAGTCAGGCGCGCGCCTTTTGCGTCAGTAGGGTAAAAGGTTTCGGCCACGGTAAACGCGGCGCTTTCGCCTTTTTCCTTGCGCCATAGCTGCACCACGTAGCCGCCTGTGTCGTCTATGCGCAGTTCTCTGTACTGTTCTTCCGTCGTGTCTGCGAAGCCGTCATCATCCGTCGTATGTATTTCTTGTAGAACGACCAAGCTTAGAAGCACCTTTGCACCGCGTCGCATCGTGCGCCAGTTGATTATCTGTGACGGCTTGTACACGCTTAGCGTAGGCTTCACGTCGCCACGCTGCAACTGCAAGCGAGTCGTGGGCTGCGGTTTGCCGTCTGCGTCGACGTTTGCCGGATAATCGACAAACAGGCCACCGCGCCCGTACGCCATGGCAAGCCGCGCGGCTTCCTTGCTCTGCTGCACCGCGCCCACGCCTGCGCCTGACGAATCGCTTATAACGTCGCGCAGCGCGGGCGGTACGGTAATCTCTGGCACGCGCGCGAAAATCTGCCCGATCAGGCCGCTAAGCGTGCGCGACGTGACGCGGTAGAACACGGCACGCGACACATACGCGGTGTAGCGATCTGCTGCCGCGTCGGCTATCTGCGTGTCAAACGACGCCATGGACGCCGGGTCAGGATACGGGAGAAACTCGGTGCGGTACGCTTCGCTTTTAATAAGGCGCGTACCGGCCAAACACGCGTCGATTTCGCGGTACTCCTGCTGGCGCTCAATCAGTTCTTTGCGCGTGTATGTTACGTCGGGTTGTGCCATATCTATGCCTTAAAATTGTACCTGCAGTTCTTCTGTCCAATCCTTCGCAGCGTGCAGAACGCGGTATCGCACCATGTCGTAAGCGTGGTCTTCCTGCGTCGTATCTACGTCGTCTGTTTTGATCGGGTCGCGCTGCAGCGTTGGTAGCGTTTGAATCGACGCGGTACACCCGCGCATAAAGTAGATGCCCGGCCCTTCACGCGTAATTGTAGCGGTCAAGCGGTCGCGCAGCAGCTGCAGTCCGTTTTTACGTGATCCTTGCGATTTGTCGCTACGCTCCCAGGTCACGCCTTCGCTTTGCATGGACGCAGCTATGTCCTGCATGCTTTCGTCCGTCGTCGCCCATATTTGGTTGTCGGCAGGGCCAGCGGCGACCGGCCCGTTTATCCAGCGTCCAGCGCGCAACGCGGCTTCGCGTTCTTTGATGCCCACAGCAACCGCTTTCGACCCTAGCTTGCTGCCCTGATTCGTGCCAAGCTCGCCGCCGTACCACTCAAACAGCTGGATAAGCGAGCCTGCGACCGGCGCGAACGGGTTGCCGTCAGCGTCAACGACACCCGGCACTTCCTCGCCGGTCGCCACGGCCCACCACCCCACGCTGAACGGGTGCGTGCTGCCCCAATCGAATGAGCGATCAATGCGCCAGGACGCCGGAACGCGGAACCGTGGCAAAACGTGCTCGTCGCTGTCCCATACGTCGTCAAGCGCGCCACCAGACACAACGTCCCAGTCGCCCATAAGCCACGCGCGGCGCAGGTTCGGGTCGAGTTTGCTATCTAGGTTTGCGATGTACTTTGGTGGCAAGAATATGTTTTCGCGGTAGCTGCCGAAAATTGCAACTTGCGTTAGCGTTATAACTTCGTCCTGCTGCGTGCGCGGATTGAACACGTCCACGTCGCGCCGTACGATTTGCCCCGGTGCAGCCACGTCGATAAAACGCGCTTTTACCCAGTTGTGCCCAGGCCCATTTGGGTTCGTCGTGCTGAACACTTGCAGCGGTATTTCAGGCAGCAGCGTTTTAACTGCCTTTTTGTGCTTCGGTTCGACGTACACGACAATGCCGGTTTTTTCGTACACGTCGCCGTCAATCGTAACCGGGTAGTCTTCCGGCACGAACGACGAACGGTTGCACGACAGAAACTTATCGTATAGCGCAGGGCTAGGCTGCTTTGTTAACTCGTTCCAGCCGATAAACGGGTATTCGTGCCCGTGGAAGCCGTCGTAATCGGTTATGCGCTTGACGTGACGAAAAAGCAGCTCTTCGCCGGTAGGCCATACCCATTTGTACGCACTCGCTGACGACAGGAATTTGCAGCCGTCTTCAAACAGCGGAAAGAACCGGCGTGACTGCGCAACCATATCCGACAGGTTGTCAAATTCCACGTCGAATATCACGCCGCGCCAGAACTCGCCGTACCCGATCCCGACGTAGCGCCGAAAGCGCATCAGCTGCGTGAGCGTCTTTCCAGGCCCGCGCGTGCCGTGGTACAGGATTTCGTCGGCAGGGCACGACAGCGCCAGCTCCTGCGAGGTGCCCGGCAGCGGTTGCCACACGACTTTCACATCATCGCGTTGCATGCTTCCGCAGCTCCTGCTGTTGCGCAACCGCCATTTTTTCCCAACTGTTTGTGTCCGCAGCCATAGGCACAGTCATAACAGGCGCGACACGCTGCGTTGGCCCTGTGGGCACGACACCGCCTTTTGGCAGGTATCCGCGCACCTCGGCGTACAGGCGCATGAGCTTTACTTTATCGTCCGTCAGTACGGGGCGCTCTGCGTTGTGCGCAGCGTTCCACAGCGACACAAGGAATTCTGTCTTTGTCGGTAGAACGTCGCGTGCTGCGTCGTCGTCGTCGCCTATACGCTTGTACTCGGCCTTTACTTCGGGGTCGCGTATCCAGCGCTCAACGCACCACAGCGCCCGCTGCACGTCACCATCGGCCAAAACGGTTAAGGCCGCTTTAAGCGGCGTATCAGGCGTTTTTAGCCATTCAGCGGCGAACCGCTTTTTTAGCGCTGATTCTTGATCGGTTTCCATAGCGGCAAACGTGCATTGATTACCGCTGATTCTATCAGGGTTTAGCTGAACAGCCAGCCCGGCGATAGTCGTTAAAGTTTAGTATTCGGTTTACAAGTGTGTCAGATATTACGTCCACGTCTTGCGCCGGGACTCTAATTTCGTCAGCTAAACACAAGCGGTCAACTGTCGGTATACTCGTTGCGCAACCGATTACGGCGCTCGTCAGCAGTAAGACTGCCATTATCTTTTTGTACATTCTGCTTTTCCTGCACAGCGTTTAACGTCGCTTTAAACTCCGCGTCTTTTCTTTCTAGTTTTTTCTTTGCGTATTCCGCGTCTGACGCGCGCTTACCACTCGCACGCAAGCTCAGTGCTCCCCACAGCACCCCGGCTGCGGTTACGACGGCCCCGATGATGTAGCCCCATACGTCAGTCATGCGACACCCTGTACCGTGATCGCGGCCTGCGCACGCGCGTACCGCACCTGCCTGTCGGCTAGGCCGTTCACGCCGCCGTTAATGCGCCGGGTCAACGCGACAAAATCGCCAGCGTCGGCCAGCTCGTTGCAGCCGTGCGCCTTCCACCACCACGCCGCAGAGCGCGCGGCGAGCGACTTGGACGCCAGGATAGCCGGGTCGCTGTCAGCGGGCACGCCCAACGCAAGCGCGGCCTTTTTGTGGTTGTAGAACCCTGTAATCTGGATCAGGCCGTGTCCCCGGTAGAATTTGCCTACGTCGATCACGCCTGCCACGTATGCATGGCGCAGCGCTTCCGGTTCGGTGTTGCCCAGGTCAGCGCGTTGCTTGTAGCGCATTTGGGCAGGCGTCGGCCCCCAAATTTCCGATGTATAGAGAAAGGTGCCGGATTCGTGCGCGACTTGCGCCAGGAACGCCGTGATGCGGACTCGCGTGTTGATGTCGAATTCTAGGCACGCCGCCATAATCGACGCGTACCACTCGTCGGCCTTCGCGCTAGCTAGCCCGGTCGCCTGCCGAAACGCGTGCGGCGTCAGCAAGGGCACGGGTGTCGGCTGCGGCTTGCTCTGCGGCAAGCTTGGCAGCAAGCTCGGCGAGCTTTCGCTGTCGGATAAAGGCGGTAACGACACCTGCGACGACGGACGCGAAAGCGGCGTACTGGAAGTACTCACGGGGGATTTCGCGGAGAAAATCTGGCGGAAGAATGCCAGCAGCGTGTATAGCATGTTGCGGTAACTCCAAAGCAAACGAAAGCAGCAGCGCTGCCAACGCGTGTAGCTGTACGCTCCAATACCGCAAGCGTACGCGCCAGTCAGAAACAATAAAGCCGTTCATTTTTGCGCACTCCCCGACGTAATGAAACCTTCAAGCTTTCGCCGCATCCACGCCATAACGTCGTTCTGAAAGTACGACGCGGTGCTGATAAGCGACAGCATAAGCAAGTCAGGTATACGCAAGCTCAGCCTGTCTGCGGAGTACTCGCCCATGGCGAATACGGTTACCGACACGATAATGCCAAGCGTTACCAGCCGGAAAACGCTCAAAACTGTATGCGCCCTGCCCTGCGTAAACGACCCGCTCGTTGCATCAGTAAGAACGCGCGCCAAGACGCCGATAGCCCCGGCTCCGAATACGTACGCCCACACGTGCCACGTAAAGCGCGACAAGTCCGAACCAAAAACTACTGGCGAAAGTTGCTGCGAATACGCGACACACGCCCAATTACATAGGAGCAGAAACAGCCATATTTTCGCGTGTTTATACACGTCCCTCGCTCCGTAACCTACACCTATCCATACCAGCAAGCCACGCGTAAGCAACGGCTGTACCAAATATTAACATGTAGAGATACGTGGTTGCGTCTGACGGAGGATGCAGCTTTGCGACGGTGAAAGGTGGCGCGATTGCGCAAAATGCGGCGAGCAGATAGACCCAGTGACGATACGAAACTATACGCATCAATACGCGCTTGCTGCCCACAGCTAGTATCGCGTCGAGAATGATAAGTAGGCCAGAAGCGATCATCATCGCGTAAACCGGGTACGCGCTCCAAGCGTCAATAAAACGCATGGTAGCGGGTATAGAATTTGGCGTAGCGAAAGCAGCGTACGGAGGGTACAGGACAAGCGCGCCAAGCAAACAGCGCCCGATTGATCCTGCCCAGGTAAGCCGCTGTATCGTTATTTCGGGCATGCACAGCACTCCGGGTCAATACCGCGAAGCATAACGCAAAAATGCCCGGCGTACCGGGCATTTGCGCTACTACGTACTGCAGGTATTACCGAGTGCGCCAAACGCGCCAACCGCGCATACCGTCTTCCTCGCCGCTCGCGTACGTGTAGTCACGCGTCGGGTTGCCGTTAGCGTCAGCGCTACGACGACGCGCGCCAGCCACTGTACTAGACAGCGATTTCGGCGCGCCGGTTTCCGGATTGACGGGCACGAAGAAAGATTGGCCGACGTTCAGCTGTTCGAACGGGTACAGCTCGCCGCGCGTGGCGCGCTTCGTCGTGGGCAGCGGAATGTCATCACGAATGACGAATTTGGAGCCAGCAGCACGGGCAACCGACGCCGGGGCGGTCGTGCCCGATACGGTCGACTCTGCAACGGGCGCGGACTGGTCGTGCTCTTGCGCTTGCTCTTGCTCTTGCACGGGTTCGTGCTCTTGCGCGTGGTTTTCGTTTTGCGACATGATGTAGTTAATCCCTTCGTTAGTTGCTCGGGTAGGACGCGCGCCGTTCTCGTCGCGTGCGCTTTCGTCCGGGTTCACTTCTGCAAAGCCTGCGTCGACAAGCGCTGCGTTTTCGTGATGCTGTGTATAGATGAAGTTGTTTTGCTGCGTAGCCGTGACCAGCGCGCTCAACAGCTGCATGCTGTCCTGTAGTTCGATAGCCTGAATAGTAGGCTGCTCTTGCTCTACGGGTTCGCTTACGGGTGCGCTTGCGACCTTTTGCGTGTTGCGTCGGTTAGGGCGTGCCATGTGTTTTTACTTCCTGTCTGTGTAAACAACGAAACCGCAGTATAGCGGCTTCGTTTTCTGCGCGTCAACCGAAAAACGCTGCGATCATTGGATCGCGCGTAACTTTCGGTTTCTGCCTTCGTAGTTCTAATGGCTTAATCCGTTTAGGTGGAGGAACGCTGTTTGCCAGCATTCTTAACCGCTTTTCTTTCGCTTCACCTCGCTTTTTTGGCGTTAGCGGGGCCGGTCGCGGCACGTCGTCGCCCGGCCCCGCGTAAAAGACGCGTTCTAGCGCGCTGTGGTGCTTTCCACCTTTTGCACGCTGCCACGCGCCGACATGTATCTCATGCAACTGTTTGTGAAACACAAGTATGTACCTGTGGGCACAAGGAGCGGACATATTCAGCGCTTTGCATACGTCGTGCGTCGTAAACATGTCACGCGTGTCTATGAACGCGCGGAAAGCTGCGACGTTTTGCCGCGCATCTTTCCGTTTGTATACATAAACTTTGTCGTTCATTGCATCCCAAGCCGCTGACGCACTACCGGGTCGTTGCCCTGGTAGCCCACAGGTGCAGCCGCCTCCTGCTCGGGCAAGCCCTGTGCAGTCGCGCCTTGCGGGCATATGTTACCAGCTGCTTCGTACGCCATGCGGTTTTCGTCAGCGCCAAAGCACATAAAGCGCAGCAACGCTACGCTTTGCATACCAAGCTTGTAGGCGATGGCGGTATCTTCCCGCGCGTTGCAGGCGTCCGACTCTTTCGAGCGTGAAAATCCGCCAGACGCGCCAGTGACACCGAGTACAACCGAATCGGACATACCGCAGTTCGTAGCCCCGCCAAACATGGATGGCGGTAGGTACGCGCTAGGCGTCGTCGATACGCTTGTATGTCCGCGCTGCGGCGCTGCTTCAAACGTAGTCGTAATATTACCAGTTTGCGCCATAGCGCCCGCGTCAGCCGCCGTACTGTTGCTGGCGGTGCTGCTGCTCTGCGCGTTTGCGCCTGCTGCGACAAGCAACAGAACAGCTGATACAATAGCCTTGCACGTCATGTGTGTTTACCCCTTCTCGGTCTGCTGTAGTGCTACGGGCCAGCCGTCAAACGCTGGCCCGTTTCTTTTTAGAAGCCGGTCGTAAACCCGCCGATGCCTGCCCATCCGGCGATCTGCCCGCCAAACCCGCCAGTCGCAAAGCTGCCCCAGGCGTTTGACGTGTAGTCGTTGCCCACAGCGCCCGCTGTGTTGCCCGATCCATTCCCCGCAGTGAAGCCGCCCGACAGCGCGCCAGCGTGTGAGCTGCCGTCCGTGTACGTCGACGTGCCGGTGTTGCTGATGTTCGCGCCAGCGGAGCTGTACGCGTTGCCATCGTTGCTGCTGAACTGCGTGGCGACACCCGTGCCGTAGTTGCCGGTCGTGGCTTGACCCCCGCCCACGGTTGCCGATTCGGCGTAACCGCCACCCGATCCGGTGTAGCCGCTGCCTACGACGCCCAAGCCAGCGCCAACGCCACCGACAAAGCCGGACGCAGAAGCAGCGCCAGCGAATGCGAGCGAAGCGGCCAAGAGTGCGGAGTTTACTGTTTTACGCATGTGTTTACCTGTTGTGTTGTTGTCGTGCGTGAAAGCCGCACGCCTGCGCACACTGTATGCAATGCACGCAGACTTGCGTTTTACTCCGTTGGAAATATCTTGTCTACAACGTATTGCGCTTGCTCCTGCGCCATACCGTGCAGCTCGCGCGCTTCGTCTACTCTACCCTCAACGCGTGCGCGCACGCTTTCCCCGGCGTACGCAATAATCACCTGTAGCTTGTTGTCTAGCTCGTCGCGCGAAAGCTGCGTTGGCATGTCCGGCCCTGTGCCCATAAGCACCGCTTTCGCTTCGTCGTACGTCATGTCGAGCAAAAGCAAGTCGCCCTCGGAACTAGTTAGCGCTACTTCGTCGTTCTCCGCGGTGACGCTTGCGATAAAATCCTGCGCAATAAGCGCGGTTCCGTTTGGCGTTTTGAATTCAAGATACAGCATGTGATCCCCCCTTGGTTTACCCGGCGCGTTGCCGGTCGTGTGAGCGCGTGTAGTTTAGCAGGCGTTCCGCTCGTCGCCGTAACGCGTAGCGTCTATGTCTTCGTACGCCTGCCGCTGCTTGTGCTCGATAGCCGCCATTTGCTTGTGGTAATGTTTCAGAGCATCGCGCATGGCTTCCATGTTCGATGCCGACCCTACGCCCATGCTTGCGAAGTGGGCCATTTTGGCTGCAAGGTCGCGCCCGGCTTCCGCTGCGTCGCGCGCAGCGATCAAGCCTGCTGTAAGCGTCGCCTGCGCGCGCAAAGAAATTGTCGTCGTCATGTTGTATCTCTTGTATTACGCCACTGCGTCGTTTAGGTGGCTTTCTGCCTCTTCCAGCGCCGATACCGCGCTTTCGATGGCGTCCACCGCGCTTTCTGCCGCGCTGCCTTTTTCCCCGCTTTGGAACGATTCCGGCATGTTGTCGTAGTAGTCCTGTTCTTCGTCGCGCAGTTCTTCGAGTTCGCTGCGAAGATCGCTAATTTTTGCGCTGATATCGTCAAGCGCGGCGCGTCGTGCTTTGTTCATGATGTGCCCCTTGGTTTGCCCGGCGCGTTGCCGGGCAGCGTTTATCAGTCAGGCAGCTGCGCATTGCGTCGCTGAACAAGCGTACCGAAGTCGTCGACTACGCAGGCGTTCAGAGATTTGTCAGTTTCGACAAGCCACGTACTGCGGTTTCGAACGCGCCAGCAGCGCGCGGCGACGTTCGCGCCTGTGTAGTATTCTTCGTCGTCGTGGTCGTCTTTCACGTAATCCCCTTGTGCTGCGTTGTTGGTATGACTGAATAATAAAGCGTATTCCAACACAGCACAAGTACTTATTTTGCCGACGCGTTATTTCTTTGCGTTAAGCGCCATAAGTTGCGTTTTTGCCAGCTCTAGCGCCTGTGCGTCGTCAAAGCCTGCTTTACTCGCTTCGAGGTACGCGGTACGCGTGATCTGCATTTGCATCGCAATAAGCTTGCTTATGCCTTCGGCCATCCTGTGCGCTTTAGCTACCGCTTCCTCTGGCGTCGGCACGCGCTCCGTGCCCGGCAGCTGCTTTACTTTATCGTCACTCATTGGTAATCCCTGTATTAGCGTGTGTAAGGTACGCAGTAATAACGTCGCGTGCAGCTTCCCATCCATGGCAGCACGCGTACCCGTAGCCCTTGCGGCGCATGGACGCGCCAAACGTTTTTTGTTCCTTGCTTTCTTCGCCACCATCTTTGCGCTTCATCTCTATGAATAGGCCGTGGTAGATGCCCACAGGCTCCGGCAGGAAGATGTCAGATACGCCAGGGCGCACCCCCTCGGCTTTCATGCGAGAACCGACGATGCGCGCGCTGCGCTGTGTGTCGCCCCGACTCCCGCCGTTTGGAATGGCGAACATGTGAGCCAGCGCCGGGTGCTGTTTCACGTGGAACGCCGCCCAGGCGAACAGCGCCACCTGTTCGGCGTGCTCCGTGCCGGGTTTGGCTAGCTGCTCGGGGGTCACAGCTCTCTGCCAGAACGTATTACAGCAAGCTGTCGTTGCGCCTGATCTAAACCGTGCATCTGTTCGGCCAATAGCTGCCTTTGCGCAGGGCTAGCTTTTCGCATCTGTTTCTCTACTGACGCTATCAAATCCCGAATTGCTGCGCGGGCTTTGTCTAACGCCGCATCCCTCGCGCTGCTGATACCTTGCAGCTTGGCCTGCACAGCCTCCAGGCTATCGGCGTACAACATTCCGATGTCGTGGTTGCCCTGTATGCCTTGACCCATGTCGAATGTCATGGCGAGAAGGGTATCGAGGTCGGAATCGCCGGTATTGAAGTCGCCTTCTTCTGCTGGCTTGGGGCTGATGGTGTCTGCAGGGGCGGTGTAGCGTCGGAGTAGGATTTCCGTCATTTCCTTGAAATGGCTGAACTTCAGTTCTCTGCCATCCTTCGTCTTCCATCCCCACATGCTGAACAGCGCGCCCAAGTCCTCGTCGGTAGGTTTCCTGCCTTCAGGCTCGATGCGGCTCTGTCGGTCAAGCTCGACTGCCTGCCTTGCCCACGCCTCAAGGTCGTCCGTCCAAGTGTAGGATTGAGCAAGGCTCGGCATGGGCGGTAGTTTGATGTCGTTCACTGGGCCTCCTTGCGTGCCCTGAGGATGTAGTGGATGTTGTCCATGGCCATATAGTTCAGCATTCCTTCGAGGTTATTCGCATCGTGCACTTGCATCTCTGTGCACACCCTGAAGGAGTGGTGGATGCCCAACCACACATAGATGCCGGCATAGCTGTCCGACAAAAAAGGGAGGCGACGGCGCTCCAAGAACGGCATCAGGGCCTCGGCCAGTGCCGCGGCGCTGGCGTCCTGCCCCGCCACGACGACGCGCGCGTACTTCTGCTGCAATGACCCGATCTGCGCGACATGCAGCGCTGCGCCTGACACGTTCGACGTGCCCCCCGGCGAAAGCACGCCGATGTCGCCGTGTTCGGCCTGCAGCGCGCCTAGCTGCTCCATCAATTCACTTATACGCATGGGTCACCTATGGTTCGTTGCATATTCTTTTGTGGCTTCGAGCACCAGCATGTCGACGGCACTGCCGTCTGGCATGGGTGCCCATTCGCTTATCAGGTCAACCGGCGCAACGCCTTTGCGTTTACCGCGTGGAAACACGCATACAACGAGGTCGCCGTGCTGCGCCTCTGCAGCGCGCAGCTGGCTTACCAGTTCACTTATCCGCATAGCTCGGCCTTTTTCAGAATGTCGACAAGCTGACCGCACGCAGCTAGCGCGTCATTCAGCGCCTTTTCGAGCGAAGCAGCACGTGCCGCGTGTCCGTTAGCGGCTACGCGCCACTGCTCAATGGTCAAGCCGTCCAGCACGTGCGTATCGGCACACGTGTCGACGTTCGGCACTTCGCCCGCGAATTGCGCGCGGCAGTCATTCCAGCCGTCGACGTAGCCTACCGTGCCCGCTATCGAATCGGCGTACATCGCCGGTACGTGATCCGCGTACATGTGTGGCGGCCTGCGCTCAAGCATGGCGCGCAGAACGTCCGCGCGGTGCATCCACAGGTACTGCGCGGGGATCTTGCCCGCGCTGATCCATTCCTGCACCCATTCGGTTTTGTCCTGCCAAGCGTCGTACGCGGCCTTGTACCGCGTGCCGTCGTCCGTGCCGCCCCGCGCCAGCGAGTACAGCGCGTTGAACGCCGGAATGTCGTCACGGTCGACGTACACACGCGCCGTGGCGTCTTTGCCGATGGGGAGGTCAAGCATCATCATGCTTTGACCCCATGTCGTCAGTGCTGGCGCGCTCTGCCACGTCACGCCATTGTGTTCAATCTTCATACTATCCCCCTAATATCAGCCCACGTCGTAACCACGACGGCGAGCGACAACGCGTAGAAAACGACCAATGCAACCGCGTACTTCGTACCGCTCATGCGGCACCTACGGTTGCAACAATGTACACAAGGGCGAACACCGCGCACAGCATCCAAGCGTCCTTACGCCCCATGCTGCGCACCTGCTCTGTAATCTCGCAGTACATCACGGTCGAATGGCGGTTTTCTTGACGGATTGGTGCCACGTAATGCACACCAATCTCAACTTTCGGTTTGAGCGCGTTTCGCTCGTACGTCGGAATGTCGTAAACCGACCACTCTACGTCTGTCTTATACATGTTAGCTTGTTCTCGGTAAGCTGACGCGTTATTGCGTCAGAACCAATTGTACCTATCACTTGCCACTTTGCAAAGCCGTTTTGCGATTGCGTCCAGACTGCCACAGTTCCGTCCGGTTTGACACTCACGTTTTGCCTGCCGTACTTGCGGTACAACTCTGCTTGCTGCTTGTTAGTTTTCATAGCGTGTATCTAGGTAAGTTAGGATTCCACGCACCGTCGACGCGACAACCCAAGTTGTAGCGCTTCTGCGTACGAAGAATACAGCGGACGGCCAAACGCGCTTGGCGTCGGTCAGGTTGTGCGCGGATACCACGGCGTACAGGTTATTCATGTCTTTTTCCCTGCGGCAAGAAAACACGTTTAAACGACTCCGCAGAGCATCGCTGTATGGCTGCACGCGACAGGTACGCCGCGTCCGCTGAAAGCGTGGTATCCACAGGAAGCAGCTCGTACAGGCCGATGGACGGCACCCAACGCAGCACGTATCCCGCGTCGTGTGCTAACCGTCTGGCGGTTTTTGGTGTCATGGCGCACCCCCTCAAGGCGACATGCAACGCCCCGGTAACTAGTGACGATAATGAGTAGTTATCGTTAGTTGACCGGGGCGAAGTGTTATACATCGTATGTAATATGTACGAATTCGTACATCACAGGTCGTGCGCGTGAAACCCCTTTTCAGCGGCGTTCTGCGCCTGAATGCGGTGCTCCATACGCAGGATGGCGTCATACAGCTGCTCGGTCAGCTGCGCCGACCGCCGACTGTTGGCGTAGATGCCCGACAGCGCTGCCCAGCTCGCGCACAGCACGCAGCCCGCCAGGAACACGCCGACCGCGCCTGCAACGCCCCAGGCCATGAACGCCAGGACGACTGCAGCGGCGAGCAGGACGTACACCAGCCAGTCTGTCACCTGCACAATCGCGTTTTTCATCGTGTGTCCATGCCTACGCGTTCGCGCGGTTGTGCATCGTCAGCCAGCGTGACTTTCGCGTGAAGCGTAGATTCGGCGCTTCTGACTTTGCCGACAGCCCTTATAGTCCCGTACACCTGAATGTCTGTCACCGCGCGTCGGGTGCTCCGTTCGACGTACTCTTTGACGGCGCTACGCACCAAGTCGTCGTCCAGCTCCACCATGTCCGGTGTCCGTTTAATCGCCAATTGCATGATATGCCAGTCCCTTGTTTCGTTTCTCGAATGCCCGTAGGCGCTGCAGTTCCTGCTGTATTGCTTCCATCACGTCGTTAGGCACTTCTGTCGTGCTGAACCGCAGTTTGCACAACCTGCACGCTCTGCGGCGTAAGCGCTCCCGCGTTTCAACCACGCGGGTAGCCGGTGCGCCGCAGTGCAGGCATGGAAAGCCTGTCACTGTCGACCCCATGCGTTACGCCCTGCTTGCGTTGAAGCGTCCAGGCGCGTTCGTCAGGCGGTAAACCTTGCGCCGCCACCGCTTGACAGCCGCCGTGTACTGCGGACGGCCATCGGTGCGCATTTCGTCTTTGTACACGCGGAGGATTTGGTAGACGATGCGCCGCATGGCGCGATGGTCGATGGGTTGACCGCTGATGTCAGATATTTTCATGTGTTGCCTCTAACCGTACGTGAAGCCCACATCATCGCGCATTTTCACGTACGCGTCTGCCAGTTCGACTGCGCCGTTGTCGCGCAAATAGCGTACCAGCACCGATTCGGCCACGATATGCAATGACTCTGTAACGCCATTCGTTGCCGATGCGGCGTACGCGGCCCTAAGATCGTGCAGTGCGGCAATCGCCCGTTGTTCGTTGTAGTTCATGTTTACCCCTTCTGTTAAGCCCGGCGCTACCCGGGCGTTCTGCTTAGCGCGTCACGCGGTCTAGCGTGCGCTGTCTACTTGCAATCATAACCTCAAGCTCGGCCTTGCGGTTAATTGCCGTTTTAAGTTCCTGCTGCCAATACGTTACACACGAGTCGGCAACAGGCGTGCCGCAGTTATTGCGAACGTGAAACGCGCCTAGATTGTTCTCACACCGCTTGATTTCGTGCTCGATTTTCAAGTGCGCGCACTGCAAGCTGATGATTTCGCGCTTTAGCTCTGCGGCGTAGTGCGCGTCGACCCCTTTCCATACTGACTCGCCTGCGGTTGATTCGTCAGCTGCGCGTGTCTTCGCAGCGATTAGCGGCATGTCCAGCTCGGAAACGAAGTAGTCGATGCGCTTAATAAGCTTCACGGTCAGCGCGGTAATTATTTCTTGATTCGTCATGGTGTAGTGCTCCCTGTTTGTGCTGCGTGTTTGGTATGCCTGAATATTAACCAGTATTCGCACGCAGCACAAGCGCTTATTTTTATGTTGCGTCTTGCACACGCGGTTTACTGCGCGTCGTGTCGGACATCAACTGCGCCTTTGAACGCGTGTACGAAACGACTCAACGCAATACTAAGCGGGTCGTTGTAAGCAGCCAACACGTTTAACAGCGCGTCTTGTGCGGCGTATAGCTCCGCGCGTTGCTCGTCTGTTGGTTCAACGGTGTAGCACGGTGCGGCGGCAAGGTGGACGACACCCAGGCGTTCGGGATGCCCACAGGAGCACGGCCCCGCTTCTGCCTGCAGCGCGTCCAGCCGTTCTGCCTGCTCGGTCGTCAGTTGCTTGATGATCATTGCTGCTTTCTCCTGTGGTGCCCACAAGGGGCTATTTGACACGTGCTACTTCATACACGCATTTGTCCTTGTGCTTTACCAGCACAAAGCGTTTTGCTCCGTTGTCTGTGTTGCGCGTAAGCTGCGCGCGTAGGCTGCTCATGCTCGGGTAGTCCATCGGCACGTAAAACGACTCGCCGACGTTTAGCGTTTTGAGCGGGTATCGCGTTTGCGCAGGCAGCGTGTAAAACGGCACGCCAGACGGCCCATGTTCTTCCGCAGGATGCATACGCGACCTTGCGCGCGTCGTAGATGGCACTATTTCAAATTGAGTCACGGTTACACCTCGTCATAAAAGAAACTCAACAACAATCATAACAACACAAGAGTGCTAGAACAATATCAATAAAGAATATATAAATTTGTTGTTTTTATGTATATTACTGATGTACGTGATGTATTTCAGATGTATAGCTAAGTCCTTGATATGTATAAGAGATGTACGCGATGTTTAGGATGTTGGCTCTGCGTTTTAGTGTCTGTCATGAAAACCCATGTTTTTCGTACATCCGCACATCTTTCCTATGAGAGCACCGTACATCTGCCATGTTCATCGTTCATCTGAACCCTGGCCTGCTTGTCGTTAAAATCTTTCTAGTTGTGACAAGCTGCCCGGCTCACGGGTACACCGCGTACACTTTTACGGTTGCGCCATCGCTCACGTCAACCAATTTACCTTCATCTTGCAGTACGCGAAGCACGCGGTAGAACGTCGCAGTGTCGCCGCCTTGCCCATTGCGGAATGCTGCGGTTCTGCCTCCGCGTTCACGCAAGTAAGCTTGACGTATCATTCCCTTAGCGTGTAGCTCCGGGTCAAACTTAGCGCCAGACAACGCGCTAGCAGGACTCGTCAAGTACTTGTCTAGGAACGTCGTGATATCAGCAATCGCGCGGCTGTCACCGCCGCCTACTGCACCGCTTTCAAACTTCGTAGCGAGCCTGCGCGTGCCGTCGTTAACCAGTGTGATCGCCCACCGCATGATTTCAGCCGTGATCACCGGCCCTCTGTGGGCATCCTGCTGACCCTGCCACGTGAAGGCGTTTTGCGGTGCGGGTTCCTGTGTGCCCACAGCGACCAGGGCTGCGACTTTGAGCGCTTTCATGTGTGCCCGGCTCCACAGCTGCTTGGTGCCGTCGCCGGTAGCTGTAGCCGTTACAGCGCGCGTCGCATCGCGGTAGGCGTCCTGCACCTTGTCGGCTTCATCGTCAAACACGCAATTGACAGCTGCGTCTATCTGGTTCAGCCGCGCGCACCGCAACGCAAGGTCTGACAACGCGTCTACCAGGGCGTCAGACGGCGTAACCTCGAATGCGCGTTTGTTGAACGACATGCTGTATTGCTCTGCTTCGATCATCACGAAGCGCGGCAACAGGCCGTCGCCAATGAGCGTTTCTGACAGGTGGTCGTAGACGTGATCGGGTGCGCTTTCGCCGATGATGGACAGCGCAGGCGCTTTCACCGTCTTCATATCCTTTTCACGATCCGCGAAGGCTGACGCGCCAAGCTCGCTGCCCTGCCCCGACTTGCCGAAGATTTCGAGTAGCGCCTTACGCAGCATAATCAGCGGTCCTGGTGCGCGCGGGTGCGTGAGCTTTTGCAGCTCCAAGCCGAATTCACCGATGATGGATACGCACGACTGCTGCCGCGTCATGGTGGCGTACAGCGCTTGGCCTGACGCGTAGTACGCTGGCCCGGCAACCTGCTGGATGGACTCAACGCGGCCTTTGATGGACGCAATCAGCTTTGACATGCCGCTGCTGATGGATTCCTTACCCATGCCGGTAGGCGCGACGTACAGCAGGTACACGTTGCACCCGGCCCCGGACACGTTGAACGCGCGTCCGCACAAACCGCCCATGAACCCGAGTGCGGACACAAGCGCGGTACGCATTTCAGGGTACGGAGACTGCGCGTACACGAACTGCGCGATATCGCCGACAAGGCCAGGAGGCGGCGCGAACGGCTCGCCAGGAGCTACGCGATCCCCCAGGCTGTAGGCGATTTCGATGGCGGTTTGTGGTGCGTTGTGCCGTGCGGCGCTGGCGGCGACTTCGGCAGCTGCGCGGCGTTCGCGGTCAGCTACCGTATTACGGATTGCCTCCAGGCGCGCTGTCTCTGCTTGCGCGGCCCGCGCCTGTGCGGCGTCGACCACGGCTTGCAGCTTTTCCCGTATGCCTGACACGTCGGCCACGGGTGCGGCGCGGTCGTACGCACGATTGATAAGCCACTGTATGTATTCGTCGCGCTGCGCCTTGTCGCGCTGACCCAGGCCCGACGCGCGAAACAGCCGCACGAACTGCTCATGGTTGCGGGTGTAGAACGCCAGGATGTTACCCAACGCCAAGTCAGCTTCTGACTGGCTCGGATACGCGCCGTACCACTGGCCTGCCCACA